ATCATTGCCGTTCCTCTACGGGTCTGCATTTCATGAGATGGTTATGTTTGGTAAAAGCGACAATATGGAGTCTATTGAGTCGTCAACTCGTACAACTAAAATTTATAAACAAGCGATTTTAGATAGTGGTAAAGAAATAATTTTACTACAAAAGGAGGCTGACGAAATACTTAACATGGTTGATGTGTTTAAATCAAATGATAATATTAAAGAGGTTTTGAACACTAAAAACATACGGTTTGAAGTTCCGTCTGTTGGATTTATGACAGATAACGACATTCCCTGGAAAGGTAAAGCTGATATCATTACAGATGATTTTGTTTACGACATCAAAACATGCTCTAAACTAAAAAGTTTTCGTAACAGCTCTAGATCCTATAATTACGATAGCCAAGCGTTTATATATTCAAAGCTATTTCAAAAACCTATGAAATTTCTAGTAATAGAAAAAGGAACTGGTCTTATTGGAATATTTGAAACTTCTGACGAAGCTTATGATAATGGATATTATAAAGTTGAAGCAGCGGAAACTCAATTTTTAAAATACTTTGTAAACAAGGAGGCAGACCTTAAAAACTTTACTAAGTATGGGGAAATTTAATAAAATTGCAGATCGTGATGAGTTTGCACAAATTATAGCCATCATCATAGGAATAATATTTTTAATCAAGTTTAATTTAATATAAATAGTATGTCAAGTTTAATTTCAGCTTCGATCAAAGCTTCTGAACTAAAGAAAATTGATCCAAACAAAGTAATCAAAGGTAAAAAGGATAATTACATTCCTATTTTGATTTCAGTAAATGACGATTCTCAGTACGGTAAAAACGTATCAATCAGTGTACAACAAGAAAAAGAAGAAAGAGATAGTAAAGCTCCTAAACATTTTCTAGGCAATGGGTCTGTGATATGGACTGATGGAACAATTAAAAAAGGCGTTAAAGAAGATGAGGGTAATAACTCTCAGCCTTTTGCAACGACAGGGTCTTCAGACGCGAATACAGGTGCGTTAGACAGTGATTTACCCTTTTAACTAACAACTAGCCTTCTGAAAGCTTTTGCGAGTAGGAAGGCTATTTAAAAACAACGTTATGAGTGATAATTTTAAAACATTAAAAAGAATAGCAGACATTGTAGCAAGTCATTATGATGTTCATGTTATGTCTATGTTCCCTAACAGTAGATATCAAGTAGATGCTGATAGAAGACAAGTTTTTCATTATATGGCTACAAGACACACCCGAGCTAGTTTGCAGGAAATTGGAGATTTCTCAAAAGCTATGGGTAGAAAAAAAAGTCACAATCATGCTACAGTATTACATTCAGTAAAAAATGTGAAAGACTATATGCATGTTGACAAGGCTTATAGAATGGAAATAAAAGAATTAGAAAACAAAATATACAAAGCAGTAAGTTTAATTAACGAATCTTCTAAAGTAAGAGATAAGCAAGTCCAGGCAATTATAGATACAGTTTTTGGAGATGAAAATTTAGAATTCGTTGAATTAGTTCATTTGTTAATCGAAAAGATTTACGAAAACAAAAACAAAGAAGAGTTATCGCATTTAATTTTTCTGCAAAACAAAATGAACAATGAAAGGATTTATAAAGCTTCACAGGTCGATTCTAGATTGGGAATGGTATAAAGATGCCAACACCAAACATTTATTCATACATTTACTTTTAAACGCTTGTTACGACAACTGTAGGTTTATGGGAAAATCTGTAAAAAGAGGAGAGTACATTACCTCTTTAACCAGACTTTCCAATGACCTAAGTATACCTGTAAGACAGCTCAGAACCTCATTAAAAAGATTAATGAAAACTGGGGAAATCGACACGCAGACGACAAACAAGTACACAAAGATAACTGTCTTAAACTATGATAGTTACCAAGTTGATGAAGTAAAGAAGAAGAAGAAAGCGACACGCAGACGACAAGCAGATGACACGCAGACGACAGAGATAATTAAGAACATAAGAAATAAAGAAAATAATAAAACAATGATAGAGCGTTGTAAAAAAGATATTATGTGGAAAGAAACAACTGCGATGCATTTTTCTTTATCTATATCTAAAATTGATTCTGCTCTAAATAAGTTTGAAGAAGTTCTTACTATTACTGATGAAAATAAATCTACAATGAGAGATTTGAAAAGTCATTTTGTAAATTGGATGAGATACAACTCTAATAAAATTTCTACAAGTAATGGAGATTGCAGGTGGAAATGGAAAGGTCAAGCAATTAAAAGCGGGACTAAAGAAGAAATGGAGATAGATAAAAATAAGTTTGATCAGAAAGGGTTTGACTTTACAATATTATAATTATGGTGGAAACAGAATTTGAAATAGATGTATTTAATCAATACAAATTACCGACTAATAAAAAGAAATCTACATGCCCAGTATGTTCTTCTTCAAGAAAAAAGAAAACACAAGAGTGTTTAATGTTAGATTGGAAAAGGGGACTGGGTACTTGTCAGCATTGCGGAGAAGTATTACAGCTTCATACCTATAAATTACAAAAAAACAGCAATTCAATTGAGTATGTAAAACCTCAGCAAGTTGTTCAAAACAAAACAAGTAACAATGTTATAGATTGGTTTGTAAAAAGAGGTATATCAGAAAAAACAGTGTTAGATTTAAAGGTTACTAATGGCGTTGAGTACATGCCACAAGTAGGCTCAAAAGTAAATGCTATATTTTTTAATTACTATGTTTTAGGGAAGTTAATAAATATTAAGTATAGAGATTCAAAAAAGAATTTTAAAATGTATAAGGGAGCGCAAAAAACGTTCTACAATATTGATTCAATAATAAGTAGAGATGAATGCGTAATTACAGAAGGAGAGATAGATGCAATGTCTTATCATGAGTGCGGTATCAAAAACACAATAAGTGTTCCCAATGGTTTTAATTCTAGTGGTCAAATCAATTTAGATTACCTAACTGATTTTTATTTTTACTTTGAAGATAAGAAAAAAATATACTTAGCACTGGACGCCGACGAGGCTGGAGAAAATGGTAAAAAGGAATTTATCAGAAGATTTGGTTCAGATAAATGTTTTTTAGTAAACTTTAAAGATTGCAAAGACGCTAACGAATACTTAATTAAGTATGGGAAAAAAGCCTTAAAGCAAACTATAGATGATGCAGTGCCATGCCCTATAGAAAATGTCATAAGGGCTAACGACATGGCTTCTGACTTAGATTCTTTTTATAAGAATGGGGTTGAGAATGGTTATAAAATTGGATTAAGAAGTTTTGATGGTATATTTTCAACATATACAAAGCAATTTACGGTTGTAACTGGGTTTCCATCTAGTGGAAAATCAGATTTTGTTGACCAAATGTGTGTTGGATATAATATGATGTATGATTGGAAGATAGCATATGCTTCAACAGAAAATTACCCTCAATACCTACACGTTGATAAACTTGTAAGGAAATACTATGGAAGAACTCCCGAGTATGAAGATACAAAAGAGTTGTCCTGGAGAAAGTGTGTTGATCATGTCAATAAGAATTTTTTCTTTATAAACTATGATGACGGCTATGACTTAGAAAGAGTTTTACAAAAAGGAGAGGAGCTTGTAAAGAGAATGGGTATAAGGTGCTTAGTAATAGACCCATACAATAAAGTTAAAGATAAATCATCTATTAAGCTTGGTATTAATGATTACACAAACGCCTACTTAAACAAGATAGATAATTTCTGTAAGAAAAACGATGTAATTGTAATACTTGTAGCACACCCTACAAAGCCACAAACAGATAAAGGAAAGGTTTTTGAGCCTACTTTTTATGATGTGAAAGGTGGAGGAGAGTTTTATGACATGAGTCCTCATGGTTTGCTTGTTCATAGAGATTACGAGCAAGGAACTGTCAAGGTTAAGGTTTTAAAAGTAAAGTTTTCAAATCTTGGAGAGAACCAAGCCGATGTGAATTACTTTTGGAATGTAAACAATGGTAGATACACTGAAATGGTTGATGGAGGCCCAAGATGGGATAACACAAATTGGATATCTTCAGCAAAAACACCCTTTCAAAAAAACAAAGAATTAGATATAGAATTTAATAAAATAGACATATGAAAACATTATTAGCAATATTAGTTACGGCAACAATTTATCATGCAGACCCAAAACAATGTAATGCAGATTACTTAACAACCGCATCAATGAAAACAATTAATTCACAATCACCTGGTTCACATAGATGGATTGCTGTTTCTAGAGATTTAGAGAAGCATGGCTTTGTGTTCGGAGCAAAAGTTATGGTAACAAACGCAGGAAATATGAATGGTGTGTGGACTGTAGAAGATAGAATGAATAAAAGATGGGTGAAAAGAATAGATTTCTTAGTAGACTATGACATGAAAGGCGGTAAGTGGGAAAACGTAGAAATATCATTGACAAATGAGTGAAGATATAAATGTAAGCATGGGAATATGCTTAAAGGAAAATA